AGCGGGAAAGAGAGCCAGTATTTGATCTCTCGCCCATTTCTGAAGATTTCTACCCTTTGCCTTACCGCTTGCTGTGCTTATAGCCACTTGGGTTTCTCAAGGATTGAATAGTCACCCCAGCCTGTGCCGTATTCCTCGGCGTCTTGCGCTTGGGCAATGACAGCCAACGTCTTATGTAATTGGACTGTGGCCCACTCCATTACCTCTGGACCCATAACGTGCATATGACTGACGTAAGGAGCGGATTTCTCGCAAGCAATAAAGCTAAATTCAGATATATCAAAACCAGCTAATTTACAGACATAGACGTAAAATGCCCCCTGCAAGAAATAGGAATACTTTGAGCATTCTGAGCTGAAACCACGGGGACTAGCGTCTTGCGTGGTCTTTACGTCATAGACAGTATTCTCAGACTCGATCATTAAGTCAGGCCTAGTTTTAAGCATCAATTGGGATATCGGGTCTTTTTGAAAGATACTTATCTCATTAACGCGATCAGGATGCTTTAGAGCTTTTGCACAAGTAGGGTTACCCAAAGCACCTTTCGCAATGCGATTGGCCACATGGTACTCTACTTCCGTAAGTAGGACTTGATCCTCGGCCAATTCCTCTTTCATTTCCTTAAAGGCTGCCGAGGCTTTAGTCTTTGGACCCTTAATGACTAAGTCCCTCTCAGGCTCCAGCAATAGAGCGTGGACTGATGTACCCATAGCGAAGGCCGGGTTGTTAGGATTTCGCTTCTCACCCTTCCAATGAGCCAATGTCTTTTTATAAACAGCTTTGGCGGCGGAAGAGGATATACCAGACGTAGCGTGGTATACCTCATTGCTCATGTTAGTAATGACACCCATTAGGCAACATCTGCATCGAGAGCTTGTATAACCGTATCAATGCGATCCGCCTGTGCATTTTCCACATTATTGGTGTGTGCCTCTTTGAAGTGCTTTTCAATATCCGCGTTCTCAACAGAAATCAGATTATCGATATACGAAAGGCTGTCATAAGTAATCTGATCCATTTCTAGTGGGCTACCAAACTGCGGTGCAAAGTGCATAATGTAATATTTCTTACCATGCGTATTTGTCTTAGTTTCTTTTGATAGAATGTTCTCAAAATCCCACAATTTCTTCATACCTTGAGGTAGCTTACTGACAATATCATAATAGAAGGGGCCGAAGTTCTTACGCTTAGATTTTAGAACACACGGCTGGTTTTCAAAAGTAATCTCCCGCCCATCAGAGGTTTTGCCTGTATAGCTAATTAAACCTCGAACAACTCGGTACTTGTCCCTACCTTCAAACTTCTTCTTTTCTTCTAAAGACATTGCAATAGATTGATCGTAGGTTGGTACATTACAACGAAAACCACCCAATTGATCACGGGCTTCTTTTTTTTCATTTACTACCAATAGAGATTTATTAATTAATGAATTATCCTCACCCCAGTGTTGAAACTGGATGTGATTACTAAAAGCACGAAACCTAACGCCGTCCGTAGCATAGGCTTGGTCATGGCCTGTTTTCAAATAGAAAGACCCCATAGGACCGTTTTCCCCATCATAATTCATTTTCAATTCGGGGATACTTGGGCCAGTTGATGTAGATGATGCACCTAACTTGGCGCTAATTTCGGCAAGCGTTAAGCCACCTTCTTGTACTACTAATTCAGTCATTGTTATTTTCCTTAATAGGGAGCTTTCATTATACTTTAACTAAGCACTTAGTTCAAGCGTATTCTTCTTGTTCAAGCCAATTTATGCCTCCCGAAATTTCTATATCTAGAGGTACTACTAGTTTGTAATTAAACAGTTTTTCAGACTCCTCTCCCACCTTAGTCATAGCCTGTGTTAAAATGCCTTTAACCTGTTCAATTTCGTCTGGGTGAGTGTCTACAACGATGCTGTCATGCACAGTTAAAATGAGCTTTGAGAGAAGGTTGTGTTGTTTAAATAAGCGGAATGCCCGGATACAGGAGAGCTGTACAAGGTCTGCTGAGAAGCCTTGAACCGGGTAGTTTAATATCTGGGTGGCGTTAGAAACCCGTTGGTTTTTAGTTCGAATAACATCAGGCCAAAAGTACTGCCTACCACTCGGTGTCTCAACGGTGCCGTCCTTTAAAGTCCCGGTCATTAAAGACTGATGCCAAGCGTGTATACCTTCGTATATACCATAAAAACCATCTAGATAGGCAGCAATGTGAGGTGGATGGCCGTAGCTAGTTCCGCCGAATAGTGGGAGAAAGCTAAAGGCCTTCGCTTGCTGTCTGGCATCTTTGGTTACATCAGTAGTACTGCATTGATTAATTATTGAGGCGGTCTGCCTGTGGATATCCTTACCTTCAAGGATGTCGGCTATGCCTTGGCTGTCCCTCGACAGTTCGCAAGCCGTGCGAAACTCCAAGCCTGAGTAATCGGCCTCTAAAATTAGGCCGCTTTCAAACCGACTAACAATACATTTGCGTACAGGAAAACCTCGCTTAGGCATGTTCTGAAGGTTAAGTGTGATACCGCCACCGGAGGAAAGCCGACCCGTGGCTGCCACACATTGATTAAAGTTAGCGTGGAGAAAGCCAGTTGCTCTAGTCCCCCGATGAATGCCAGCACAGAAACTATCTAAGTAAGTACTCACTGCATTTAGCCGACTGATCTTAGTCAAGAACTCAACAGCCCGGAGATTATTCTTTCTCTCAGCCTGTTGTATGAGACCCTGTATCGTAACCTTGTCAGTCTTAAAGCCATTTATACTAGCGTCATAAGCTGTAGACGGTGACATCCGTAGCCCCGCTGCAACCCCCGTACTCACATAAATAGCACCCGCACCATGACAGACTTGGCATTTAGAACGGTTCTTATAAGCCTCACCTGGCACCCGGTATTTCTTACCCAGCTTAGTTCGAGTGACCACCTTAAACTTCTGTATAGACCCTATCCCGGAACAGTCAGGGCATTGGGACGCTTGCGTTTTAAAGACTACCTTTGTGGTAGCCCTGACAGCCTCAACAAATTGATTGTTACTCATGTAAGGAGGACGCAGGGATTTACCCGCTTCATTAGTCCCAATATTAAAAGTCTGCCTGTGGCGATCTCTGTCGATCACTTCGCGTGAGTACACAACCCGTGTCATATCAACGCCAGAATTTAAGTTGATTGGACTGTCTCCCATGACATCCTCAACTATTTGATTAAGAGACTTTTCTAATGCATCCTTTTCAGTCTGGAACTCCCACTCAACCCGCTCAAGTTCGTCTAAATCAATCTTCACGCCATTCATCTCTATCTCACATAGAAATAGAAGCATCTCATGCATGAAGGGTATGACCTTCTTTAAAGACTGATTGTGGTCACGCTCTAATATAACTTGCTGGGCTAGAAACAATTCGCCGCAAGCTTTTACGTCAGCTTCAGCATACTCATTTACTATTTCTAAAGGCATCTCCTCAAATCCCAGACCCTCGACCTTAAACATATCATCGATCAAGTCAGACTTTTTCAGACTTTTTACATTCCGCCTGATGGCACTCTCTTTCAGAGAGAGAGGTTTACGCTGCCCCTTGGCAAGCAAATATTCTATTATCATTGTGTCAAAAACTATCGGCGGTAGGATGAAGCCCATCTCTTGCAGCCACTCTGCATCAAACTTAGTGTTGTGGCAGATCATACCATCCGCTGCTTCTAAGTCGGCTTCCAAAGCCATCGTGGGGTCACACCCATCATAATCGTTGTGATGCCAGATAAGCTTATTCACATGATCAACAGTCTCCTCACCCAGCCATCCCCAGTAGGCTGCTACACATTTGTTGCGAGGGTTCTTAGGTGAGTTATCTATGCGACCATCGATACGTTCAACTGTGGTCTCAAGGTCCAGTACTAACCATTTCATAGCTATACCTCATATCTAGAGGTTTGCTGATTTAGATTGCAGATCACGGTGCCGTGCCAGCCGCTAATCTTATTCTTCATAACAGTTAAATAACGTGTGGGATCATCTGGGTTTTCAGCGTCATTCGCCTTTCCCGCCCCGATAAGAATATCACACTCTGCAATTTTCCCGACCTTCGACCCTTCAAGCATTGTGGGAGTGAGCCGGGTTCTGCCCTCTGCATCAGCACTTGCCTGAGATATTCCGATCACCGCACAGTTATGCTTCTTTGCCAGCTCTCTGAGGCGGTAGTACAGTTCCCGTAGCCGTTCATGCCCACTGTTGAATTGAGTAGTCAGAGCAATTTTATCGGCCATATCAATAATACAGACCTCGCATTTCTGCTTACCTAAATAGGCATCAAGCATCTGGATGTCCCATCCCTGAGCATCCACAAAGATCAGACGATCCTTAATGCCAGAGTACCGGGCAGAAGCAGCTTGAGGATCAAACTCTATCTCATCCTTAGTCATCCCCGTGTATGCTTGAATAGCCCGGAGCTTAGTGCGCTTGGCTACTTCTTCATTGGCAATGTAACAGACCTTTGCATCTTGTTGGCAAAAGCCGCCGGGGGCAGCACACAAAGATATAGCCAAGGCAGTCTTACCAACATTTGAATAAGCAGCAATGACACCAAACTCTCCACGGCCAATGCCATATACATTTCGGCTGAGTGTCTCGATGTTAAACTTAAATCTATTTGCGTTACTAACTACGGCCAGCAGCTCATAGATATCGTCCGTAACATCTTCAGCAAAGTCATCAGGAAGATATCCTTGGGACACCTGTTCAAGTAACTTGTTAAGTGTATCCATTGCACTGGTATCGCCCTCAGACATCTTGATGCCTAAGTTCGCAATGTCTAAGCCAACGTGTTGCCGCCAAAGGTTTCCAATTACATCCGCAGCTATGTCAGTGTCTAATGTTTCAGCGTCCGATATAGTACCAATTATACCCTCGATCTGCTCATCCCACGATCCTGTGGACGTAGGGTTCTGAGACTTCCAAAATGTAAATAATTCTAAGGGGGATATGTCACGTTCAAACTTCCCGTGCATGGTCTCAATGGTTTCGTAAATCTCTTTTGCTTCTTCATCAAATATTGAAGATCGAAGCTTTCCTTTGTTCTCAGTAAAAAATTCAGTATTAAGGCATTCCTTGAGTATTGATTGGTACATATTCACTCCGCTGGTTGCTCTAGTACGCACTAACTTGCGCACCTAGAATGCCAACATATAAAGTCCTCCTAAAATTAAGCAAGAAAAAACCCCGCACGAAGCGAGGTTTTTCTGTAGTACTAAGCGTTTATGTTGATTTACATAGACATAACAGTTAGTTGGCTCGGAATTTCATTTTTGCGAGATCCGGTGGTATGTCTCCCCGGCGCTCACGGCACTGTACTTGCCAATGAATTACGTCTTTGTTGCCTCGCACGTACTCTTTAATCACATTTTCCAAAGACTCCTCAGCTTTCGCGCAGTCCCGGAAGCCGCCATCGATATCCATATCGACAACAATAATACCTCTAATTTTGGTCATGGTCTCTCTTTTCATATACATTTTGAATGTATGCAGCGGACAGTGTTCACTGCACTTACTTAGTTATTATGTTTAAGTAAATATGATTTGTGGGCCACCACGGGCCGTGTTGCACCAAGACGTAACTGAGATTCCAAAAAAACCAGCACTAAATACTCCAGAGGAGCGGTATGCTCGGCTAGCTTCTCTGTTTACCCAATACTTTTGGTACATAACTCTCACTGAGCTAGTCTTTTTAATACTTAAATTCCGTGTAGCTCTCTTGCACGAAAAATTTACATCGAGACTTCTGTCGTCATTTTTTATTTTAGTATAAGAAATTACCATCTGATAATGTTCCTTTTACGTTCGGCTGACCCAGTTGTTGATCTCACGCTGATGCCATCTAGGACGCCAATAGAAAGACTAAGATTGCATCTGTTTTGATTTGAAATTGTCCACATAGGTGCAGTACTTGGTGGACCTACTTTTAAATTAGTCCCTCTGTACACTTGTGCGGAGTTATTGATTGGATGGTCAACAACATCATTAAATATGTTTAACATTAGATATCCCCCTCATATGTTTATAAGACTTACTATTTGATCCGCTGTTAGCAACTTTAGATCAGTATTCGTCAATCTTATATTAAGGTCACTGTGTAGTGACTTGCACTTAATAGATGTACTAGATGCATCTTTGTCAAGAACTAAGTACAATTTCGTGTACTTAAAGAGTGTTCTTCTAATGTTGTAACTAAGTGCGGTGCCTAGGAGAGCTACTCCAACAAAGCCCTCTACTCGACTGACACTACACGCTGACGGGACATCCTCTACCAACACAGCAGTTTGGCCCTTACCTACAGCCACACCAGAAGGTATCTCCCCGAAGGTCACCCACTTAGGCCCATATGATTTTAGAGAGCGTCCTACGGCCCCATCACCTCCATAGAACAATACTCGATCATCTGACGGGCAGTATCGCACTCTAATATATCCCTGCTCAACTGCGGCTAGGCTATTTACCTGAGCAAGGTATTCAAGAGCTGGGGGATGGTTATATACTGATGTGGTTATTTGAGGCAGCGGTCTCTTGAACTTGCCCTTGGCCTGAACTTGGCCAGCGATATAGTTTTTGACTGCTGAGAGGTTCCGTCTGCCTGAGTAGACACCCTTACCATTGCAACTTGCTCTGAAGCAGTACCATTTTAATTGGCCATCGATCTTAGATATAGACAGCTTCTTTTCAACATAACAGAACGGGCATGTTATAACTTGTGTATCACCCTCACGCATGGGTATTTCTTTTACTATTGCTAGCTGTTCTGCGTAGGTCATCCTATAGGCCTTTTGCTATACCACCGCTCCAAAGCGTTGGCGTGAGCCTACAGCCTTCTGCACTTCTGTCAACACTTAATAAAGCACCTCATATTACAACTCAGTGTGCAATTGGTCAAATATATCACTACGCACTTACAATCCCACCTAAAGTTATTCGCCCTTCCGCACCCTATTAATTTATAGTGATTGTATTCAATAGGTTAAGAGGCAAACCTAGGACTCAATTGGTCGTAGGTTCGATCCCTACCGCCGGAGCCATTGTATTGATTAATAACGATAATAGTGTTTTTTGAAGGCAGAAGTGGAACTTTTTTAGGGTGTATGGAACATTTCCACTTGTTCCATTTTTCCATAATTTTATAGCCCGACTCATGCTACCGAAGCCATATATTTAGAAACATATAAATGTGGGGGATTTTGGGTAGTAATTCAGATGTCATTTAAGTGAGTAAGTGGCAGCTCTAGGAATTACTAATCTAGTGAGCTGCCACCGTGTTATGCCCTAAGTTTATTTACCTAGCCAACTAGGTCTTTGTGATATGTACTTAGGATGCAGTGACCCCAAAGCGACCCATTATCATGTTCTGCCATATCCCAAAGCATATTAGGTTCAAAACCATTATCTTGCAGTATTTTGAATGCAATCAGTGCATCTGCTGCACCATCTTGATGGCCTACCCAATAAAGAAAACCCTCGCCATCTTTGTATTCCCGACTTTGGTGGTCGGGCCTGTTTTCAAACCTATGACTTTGCTCATGTGAAAAGTTTGCCATCGAAGTCCAATATAAAAACTTAAAGTCATCTAAACTAAATTCTAAAGTAAATTTACTCATCTCAAAGGCCCTCCGCTTGCTTTCTAGTGATGGAAGGCCGCTTAATGATCTGGATATCCATACGCTCAAAGAAGTCTTGGTTAGCCTCCTCCTCGCCCTGTGGCTCGTTCTCACTGGCCCAGTTCATTGCTACCCACTCGTCAAAGTTGCTAAGTTCGTCCTTCTCCACAGTGTAAAGATGTGTTGTCTGATCATGGACCACGGCCCTCAAGACTTCAAACTTGCTTACTGGGTAATCCCAATCAGGATACTGGCCAGCTTTCCACTTGTTAACGTAATATACAAAGTCAGGCATTAGCTTGCTCCTTCTGTTTAGCGTTGTTTATATATGGGCGGCACTGTTTATCAATTACTTCTTTAGTCCAGTACTTTGAATTACATTTAACACACTCTCGCTTCCGCCGGGTAAAGTGAACATTTTCTTTGACGGTTGTGCGTGAGTCTGTAACTACTGTTTTCTTTGCGCCACACTGAATGCAGCCAACCAAATCTACATCAAACATCAGGTTTACCCTCAACGTCTAGAATATCCACCGCTTTATATATTCTAAAAGGATATAACAGTGCGTATTCTTTTAATGTGTTTAATTTGATAGGCTGATAGTTTTCGTCCAACAGATTAGACTGAAGATTTTCTAACAGTTCTTCTTCAGTATCATACTCCTCCCAGCACAGCTCGGTACTAATACAATCACCAATTCCATCTGCGTCAAAGTCTTCCACATCAAAATCCTTGCAGATAATCCATTTAGCCATTGTGCAGACCCCGCTTGTTGTTTGCATTAGTACTCTCAATTTCGCCCGTGACTGCGTAAACTACGAGCATGTTGGGGTTCTTGTGTCCCGTTAGTGCAACCATCTCACGGTCAGTACACCCGGATCGTGAGGCATCAGTGGCCCCAGTACGCCGCAAGTCCATCATCATAAGCTTAGTATACTTCTGGCTACCATCCACATTAAACTGGCCCTCTTCAGCGACATCAGGCAAACCAAACTTATCAGCTAGGATGCGAAAGTGCTTGTTGCACCAATCTTGCGTGTATGGCCTGCCGTCTTTATCGTAATGAAAGATAAAGTCATCTGTGTTGCGCTTCTGATGAAGGTGAAGGCGCTCTGTGACCTTATTAGTCACCTTAATAGCCATCCTCTGCTTAGTCTTCTGCTGTACAAAGTTGGACACACCCGTGCGGCCATCGATGTTTGCCCACTTCATTCTTCTGATGTCTCCGGGACGCTGGCAGAACTCGTAGCACATGGTGAGCATAGTCCCCATTGCTGGGAAGCCCTCCTCGTCACATAACTTAATCATGCCGTGGTATTGATCAGGTTCCCACATTACTTGACGATCAGGTAAGGTAGGCAGCTCAACCTCTCGGAATACATTTGACGATGTGAAGTCAGCTTTAAGACCAACTGCCCATATTCGTTTAAGTAACTTGAAGCAGTGGTTTGCTTTATGTCCGGGCTTATGGGTGCCGTCCCACTTTTCACGCATTCTATCTTCAATAAACCGCCAAAGGCTGCTGGCATACCGATAATCAATATTACCAACCAGCATCTTGCTAAACGGCACTTTAGTACCTGGCAAAACTGTAGAATCATCTAGAAGATACGTCATATGACCTAGGTAGCTGCGCTTAGTGGAATCAGCTTTCAGGTTCAGGAACTCGTTAGACCCTTTATAGTACGTGAACAGAGCCTCAACTGAGCGATCATCGACAAAGCCGACAATATCACCCTTCATCTTCCATTCCTCGAACTTACGTTTGATCTCATAGCCACGGGCATCAGCCTCAGCCTTTAAGTTGTAAGTTTCCCGTTTCTTCAGCGTACTGAATGCATTACGAACAGCAGCCGTAAACCTAACATCGAATACAATGCCACCAGTTACCATTCTTGGTGATACATAAGGAGCTTTACCCATTATAAAGCTCCTTTAAAGTCATTAGTTACTGTTTTAGTCATTTAATTGGTCCTTTTATGTTGTTGGTATTAGAGGCATACCAAGGGCATAACTAGGTGTCAATTAAAAGTTAACAGGTCAGAAACAAAGAAGGCCCCCACGAAGGGAGCCTCTATGCCGCGTAATCTAACCTGCGGATGGTATCAGAATGTGTCGCTGACCTGCGCAATGATCGTATACCCATGTTCTTCATGCCCAGTGTCTCCTTTGAGGGCTAGTGTAGTATTTAATTTATCACAATATACAACTGTATATGTCTCTTTGTCTTCGTGAGACCCTAGTGCTGCGTCAATCAAAGATTCACCAACTTCGACTGCATGCCCCGCATTAAACTTCATATTTTACCCCATCTTTTAAAGAAAATTTACTTGCGCGACCTTATGGCTATATCACGAGAATACTGTATCTACAAAATAGGTCAATACTTAATGCAACTTGTTACGAGCCATTCCAGCCAATCAGCTCAGAAAAAAATAATAATATTTTTCATATTAATTTTTTCAGATTTCCCATTAATTAAATAAACAGCGGCCCTTACTGTTTACTTAACTAAGCACCCAGCTTATTGGTTATTCAGCCACCCAGTGTGGCACCAACCAACCAACGAGGAACCAACAACATGACTTTGATAGCATCTTACAAAAGTAAAAAAGAAATGAAGGCCAGCATCGGCCAGCCTCTTCTATATATAGAGACCTCGATGTTCGGCCCTGAGTACATTTCAAACGGCACCATGACTGTAGCCAACCGCCCACACATTACTGGCACAGGCCGGGAATGGTTCGGCCAAGTAACCATGGAAAATGATAAAATAGTCAGCGTGTCATGAAACCATTGCTTTGCTGGTACGGGGGGATGGCCCTCGCACTAGACCTGATCGACTTAATATTCACATGAATAGGAAATAAATATGTTAGATTTTACAAACAACGAAAACGGCAGCCACCTCAAACTTCCAAAGCAGCTCGACTTCGATGTGTCTTTTGAACCCACTAGAGTAGTGGATCAGAAATATGCCATTAACGAAAAGACCGGGGAACCGTTCGCAATTGTCGGAAAGGGTTTTGCCTGTGTCACGCACCGCCAGTTTTTCAACGGTGTGTGGGATCAGATAACCGAGAACCTCGCGCCCTCAGATTTAAAAGGGGCTGCAATTTCATTTCAGTCAGGACGCTACGGTGGTTTTGGCATGATCGATATTCAGTTCCCGGCAATCAATAAAAAGATAGAGACCGACACTGGGCATACCACCGAAGTTAGGCAGCGTATTATTGGAATGCACGGCGTCGACGGCAAGACCTCGAACGTGGCCCTGTTCGGCTCGATCGATACTTTTTGCACCAACGGCCAGATATCCGGAGAGCATAGCAAAATACGCCGCAAAAATACTTCAGGTTTCAGCCTCGGCAATTTCATCAATGAGCTGCGCCGGGCTAAAAATGATTTTTATCTGGAGAGTGAGCGGCTGCAAGTTTTTGCAGATACATCACTCAAAACTGTGAACGTGCGGCAGCTCTTGGAAGACATAATACCATCGGTCCAGAAATCTAAAAAAATGTACGACCTCTATCAGCACGAGGCTGCAACCCGTGGCCACAATAAATTCAGCCTCATGTCGGCGTTTACAAACTATGCCAGCCACACGCTGGGCAATGGGTTCGAGCTGCGCAATACGAGCAACCGGGCAGAGACTGAGGCCATCACAATGGTGAGCCGTGAAAATGAGGTGAACAAGTGGATGTCAGACCACCGTTTTCTGGAGGCAGCGTGATTTTACCAATCAAATAAACCGACACCCAGCCCAACTAGCCCTGCCCTTCAAACGGTGGGGCTTTTTTTGTCTGAAAAAGGGCAAATCGATTTTGAATAGGGGAAAGGCAAATAAATGTACTTATGTGAGCAAAAAAGCTTTCGGCGCTGTACGGGGCTAAAATCGCATTCTACAGCGCACCTGTGTTTCCAGTATATTAAGCACATTGCAGTGCAATTATAATCCCACCTTACTATTTACATGAGCAGATATCTTGCTAGGGTGGCCGTAGGCCTACACCAACAGGCCTAGAAACCAACCAATGGAGACCATGACCAATGAAATATAAAGTACACACCGCCAAAATGTCAGA